GCGGCACCAGATAGTGCTGGAGAAACAGTAGTAACAGTTACATCAAGTGGAATTTCAAATGTTGTTGAAGATACAACACCGCAACTTGGCGGAGCATTAGATGTTAATGGACAAAACATTGTTTCAGTATCAAATGGCAATATTGCTATTGTCCCAAATGGATCAGGAAACATTTCTTTAACTCCAACATCAGGAAATATAACTTTAGGTGCAACTAACTATCCAACAGCAGATGGTAGTGCGGATCAATGGATTACAACTGCAGGAAACGGAACTTTAAGTTGGACAAATAACTTATATAACGCAACATTAAAAGATTATAAAGAAACAATTTACGCCAGCGGAGCTACAACAGGAACAATTACTCCTAATTGCGCCAACGGCAATGTTCAATCAATAACACTAACAGGTTCTATTACGTTAAATGCTCTTGGTAGTCCAGAAGCTGGACATAGCATGACATTGATTGTTAGACAACCATCATCAGGCGGACCATACACATTAACTTCGTCAATGAAATTTGCAGGTGGAACAAAAACATTATCCACTACTGCAAATGCTTATGATATTATTAGTGTAGTTTACGACGGAACAAATTATTACGCATCGCTGTCAACAAATTTTAGTTAAGGAGATTATAATATGCCTTTAGGAGCATTTAGATTAAACAGTCTTGCTAAACTTCAATCAGCAGGCGCAGTAGATTATACCTGGGACGACATTTATTATTTGGATGAAACTGACTGGGAAACAGTAGAACAAGACAGTGGAACAGCGGCTTGCGGAATTCATATATCAGAAGATGATGGCACTAAGATGTATCTTCTGCATACAAATGATAAGATATATCAGTATACACTTTCAACAGCCTACGACGTTAGCTCAGCCTCTTATGCTTCTAAGACAATAGACTTGTCCAGCGAAAGCGACATGAAAACAGATATGTGGATGAGTGACGACGGTGTTAAACTTTTCCTTTGTGGAAGAACTTTAGACACAGTTCGTTCATACACAATGAGCACACCCTGGGATATTTCAACTGTAAGTTATGACAGTAAAAGTTTAGACGTTAGTGCTAAAGAAACAGCCCCAAGGGGAATATTTGTTGGCGACGACGGTGCAGAACTTTATGTTGTTGGCACACAAAATGCAGACATCCATCAGTATACAATGTCTTCAGCATATGATTTAGCGACTGCTAGTTTTACAGCAACTAAAGATACAAGTGGTGAAGCATTAGGACAAGGAAACGCAATTCAATTTAATAGAAATGGCGAAGTTTGTATTATGTGTGACGCTGATGAATCTAAATGGCAAGAATATAATTTAAGCACACCTTGGGATATTTCAACAGCGTCAGCAGGGTCTGTTAGGAAGAGAACTTATGAAGGTATTCCAACAGGAATGTATATTACTCCAGACGGGAAAAATGCTTATGGATCAACAAGTCCTGACTACGCATATGATCGCATTTCACAATATAAATTAACTACAGGTATTACAATGGCGGCAGATTCTTTTAGCTCAGACTTAAAATTAGCTGTTCCTTATGCTTACAAACTGTCAGGGTTTTCAGATGTTGCACCTCGTAGACACGCAGGTTTAACAACAAACAATAATTGGTATGGTGGAAGTCCTAAGAGTCGTGCTACAATGGTAGCGGCAGGGACAGCAGTTAAATTCGCTGACTATGGTGGATGTGGAAAATTTGATCAGTCAGGTTCTCTTATAGCGAGTTACCATGCTACAAAGTATCCAGTAACATTTCCAACTTGTGCATCTGGCACTAATAGTTATTGTGTTGAATTTTGGATCAAAGCCACTGACGCAACTTCTAATAATAACTGGCACCTTAGTTCAGGCGACAGCGGAGGACGTTGGTTGTTTGGATTTAATACTGGTTCAACTATAAGTTTTGGTGGCGAAAATAATATTGGTATAGGAACTTCATGGACTCATATTGCTATTGTTTTACACAATGGCACGAAGTATTTCTACAAAGATGGCGTTAACCAAGGAGCATGGTATTCTGGTAATACAGGATTTACAGATCTTCACGTTGGAGCTTTCACGGCATCAGCAGGTGCAAACTTTAGAGGGTATATGCAAGACTTAAGAGTTTATGTTGGCACTCATAAGTATCCAAGTGGCACTACATTTACACCGCCAACCCAAATGGTATCAAGTTTTTCATAAGGAATAATAATGGCTATAAAATATACTGTATATTACACAAAAGACTCAGAAGAAAAAACACATATTCATAATTTTGATAATGAACCAACTTGGACAGAACTTGAAGCAATTAAAGATGATTTCGAGTATGACGAAATAACAAATTGGGTTAGGGAGGATGTATAATGGCATGGCCTAGTGGAAGTAAAGCACCAACTACAAATGTAGATAGCGGCACAGATTCAATTACAAGTGCAAGAGCAGACATTAAACAAAACATTGATAATGTCAATGACATTATTGATCACTTAAACATTACTTCCCCAACAGATGGAGACGTATTAAAATATAGTTCTTCAAGTGGTAAGTGGGAACAGGTTGCCTCAACGTCAGTAAGTGGCAGTCGTTCCGCTCATCTTTTAATGCACTCGACCGGGTATCGGTATAGAGATCCGAAATATAGTAGAAAAATTACTACAATATATGATGTAGGGAACATCGGCATTGTTGGAGAGGTTGATAGTGCTGGAGATCCTTCCGATAGTGCTGGTAATCTTTTGAATGATGTCTATACATTTTCCTTGACAGCAGGAACATATACTTTACACGTCATGCCTGGGTATGACGTGGGAACAAATTCTCTTACAACAACATATTTTTGGAATCTTACTGCTGATGAAAGTATTCAAAATATCACGTCGTTCTCTATGGGGGGTGGCCACTATAGACTTTATACTCCGCCAGTTCCTTTTACATTAACTGGAACAACAACATTAGAGATTAGCACTAGCACAACTGATTCACTTGATGATCTAAAATACATAGAAATTAGAAAACATAGTTAATTAACCACATACTCTTTATTAGATTGTTATCCAATAAATAGTAATGTTATAACAAACAAGTAAAAACCTTAAGGAGTTTATAAATGAGCAACGCATCAAATTATACCGAGGATCGCACTTTAGATTATTGGTTAAAAGCAAATTCGGCGTCTTCTACTTCTCCTTCTACTGTCTATATTGCACTTTTTACAAGTGACGACTCAGCAGGAGCGACATTAGAAAACTTAGAAGCGGGAACATTAACTAACGAAGTAACAACATCAGGAACAGCATACGTCAGACAAACAATAGCCTTTGGAGCTATTTCAAATGGTAGTGTTTCGTCTAGTGGAACAGTAACATGGACAACAGCAACTGCCAATTACGGCACAGTAACACACGTGGCCATTATGGACACTAATTCTACAAGTGATTCAGCAGGTGCAGGAAACGTTCTTTTCTATGGTGCTTTAACATCAGCCAAAACCATAGAAACGGGTGACACGTTTCAAATTACAGCAGGTTCACTTACGGTATCATTAGCATAATAGTCACTTTAAGGAGTCCTTCTTGTGACGCAATATGTTAATTCTGCTAGTTATATTGCCGATGACTATGTAACTTCCGATTACATAGGAACGACGGCTGACGAATATGTTACTTCAGGTTATGTAAGTGGTATTACCTACGGTGAAGCATCGCTTACATCTTCTGCGGCAACATTAACAGCCACAGCCACCTTTGCAATATTTGGAACTGCTACTCTTAGCAGTTCAGCTACATTAACAGCAACCCCTACAAGAATACGTTATGGCGATGGTGCATTAACATCTACTGCATCATTAACTGCCTCTGGTGGAAGAACTAGGAATGGTAGTGCGTCATTAGAAGCCAACGTTGGTGGAACTACTTGGGAAAATGCAGGCACATGGGACAATCCTCGACAAGAGGTTTGGAACAGTTTTACTGTTGACGCCCTTATAGTTCAACTAGGAGAAGCTAACCTTTCAAGTGCATTTACACTTACAGCAGACGGAGATTACACAGCAAGTGGAATTAGTATTGTTGCAAGTGCAGGAACACTAACAGCAACCCCTAATAGAATTAGGAATGCTGAATCTAGTATTAGTGCCTTTGTAACTACTGTTCAAGTAGCCGCAAGAACAAGAACATTTGGTGCAGAATTAACAAGCTCATTTAGTTTAACTGCCGCGGCCGAAGTTGTTTTAACAGGGGAAGCCGCTCTTTCTACATCTTGTTCACTTACAGCAGACGGCGGAGTAATAAGAGAAGGCATATCAATACAAGCCAGCCTTGGCACATTAACAGTTGCCGCTGATAGAATTAGAACTAGTAGTGCAAGTTTAAGTGGTGTATTTGATTTAACAGCCACCTCTACAATAGACGGTGAAGCAAGTCTAAGTTCAACGGCAACCTTAACAGTTGACGGCAATGCAACCTTTATTGGGTCAGCAACGTCAAGCACAACCACTAGTCTTAGTGCATTAGGCGGAGTATTATTTTCTGGAGAGGCTTCGTTAACGGCATTTAATACAGTTGTTACAGTTGGATCCATTTACACTATTGATCCATATAGGGTATATTCTATACCATCTGACACTAGAATTTTGCAAATAGTGGAAGAACCCCGCAAATCTACAGTGAAAACAGAAAATCGTGTAAATAGTATTATAGATGAGACACGTGATATTGCAGTGAAGAGCGAAACACGAAAATCAATAGTTCAAACATTAACTTTGGTGGAAACTGCAACTTCACCATTGGATACAAGGGAATAGAGAATGCCAACACTAACAGGATTTCAAGAAGATAGGGTAGGTGCATGGATTGAGAAGGATCCATATGCTGTCCTAGATTATTCTCTTGATTGGACTAATTGGATGCCAACAGGCGATACAATATCATCAATCACAGTTACAGCTGAAACAATAGATGGTGACGCTTCAGCATTAGCAATAGATTCTTCATCTAACACCAACTATATTGTAACAGCAAATATATCAGGTGGAACAGCTGGCAATATCTACAATGTAGAATATAAAATGATAACAGCAAATGGATTACGTGATTCAAGAAACTTTAGAATTAAAGTATTAGAGAGACAAGCATAATGAGTGAAGATAATAAAAACCACCCGGGCTCAAAAAAGAAAACTATAGATAGAGATCTAGTTTATAAACTTGCTTGTATTCAGTGCAGTGATCAAGAGATTGCAGAAGTAGTAGGCGTAACAGCTAACCTGCTTAGAAAAAGATTTAGAGCATTATTAGAAAAAGGTAAAGAAACAGGTAAGCAAAGTCTTAGACGTTCAATGTGGGAAAAAGCAATGAATGGTGATACAAGAATTCAAATCTTTTTGTCAAAACAATATTTAGGTATGAAAGACGCACCAGAAGATATACACAACAACACACCTTTACCTTGGGAAGACAAATAATATGCCATTAAGCCAAGCTCAAAAAGATATTTGCGATAGTGCTAAAGACAAACGATTTGTTGTGTCTGTTTGTGGAAGACGTTTTGGAAAAACATTTGTAAGCATGAGAGAATTAGCAAGAGCGGCATCACAACCTAACAGCCAAGTTTGGTATGTTAGTCCAAGTTATAGAATGTCAAAAGGAATTGTTTGGGATCAATTAAAAAATAAATTAAAAGACTTACGTTGGATTGAACAAAGCAATGAAGCAGAATTAAAATTAAGATTAAAAAATGGATCAGTTATACATTTGAAAGGCGCAGACAATCCAGACTCTTTAAGAGGTGTAGGTTTGGATTTTATTGTTATGGATGAGTTTCAAGATATTAGTAAGAGAACATGGACAGAAGTTTTAAGACCAACTCTGTCAGACAAGGCAGGTAGAGCATTGTTCATTGGAACTCCAAGAGGTGTTGGTTCTTTCAGTCATGAAATGTATACTATGGCACAAGAAACTGATGACTGGGCCGCTCATACATACACAACATTAGATGGTGGCAATGTTCCTGAAAATGAAATAGAACAAGCAAAAAGAGATATGGATCAAAAAACATTTGAACAAGAATATCTTGCTACTTTTAATACCTATAGTGGTGTTGTTTATTATAACTTTGATAGAAGCTATACTGTTAAAAAAGCAGATGCATATTCACTTCATGAATTACATTGTGGAATAGACTTTAACGTTGATCCTATGTCTTGTTCAGTATCAGTAATTGAAGGTAATACAATACACTTCATTGATGAAATTGTAATGAACGGATCTAATACAGATGAAGTTTGTGATGAATTAAAAAGACGTTATCCTAAATCAAGAATTATAATGTATCCAGATCCAGCTGGTAAACAACGTCGTTCAAGTGCAGGTGGTAGAACAGATATTAGTATTTTACAAAATGCTGGATTTAGAGTTCTTGTTAGAAATAACCATACTCCTGTAAGAGACAGAATAAATGCCGTTAATGCAAAATTAAAAAACACAAAAGGAACACCAAGTTTGTTTGTTGATCCTAAGTGTAAACAAATTATAAGTTCTTTAGAACGTATAGTATACAAACCCGGAACATCCATTGTTGACAAGGATGGAGATTTGGATCATATGGCTGACGCAGTGGGCTATCTAGTAGACTACCTTTATCCACTTCGAACTGAATATGAAGCTTCTGCACCGCAGAGATGGGCATTTTCAGGAACCAATAACACAAGGAGTTATAGATAATGCCTGTTATTAGAGATAAAGTGATTAAAGGAGATGGAACTATCGCTGTTGATTACATTACTGCTCATCATGCCGCATACAAACATTACCTTAATAGGTGGCAGTTTCTTGGCGATTCATATACTGGTGGTTATGATTATTTCTTAGGAAAATATTTAGAACCTTATTATTATGAATCTAAAGATGACTATCAAAAAAGATTAAGAGCAATAGGATTAGACAACCATGTTAGAAGCATTGTTGGAATTTACAATTCATTCTTATTTAGAAAACCTGTCAAAAGAGATCTTGGACAATTAGAAAATGCTCCAGGAATAAATGCGTTCATGAAAGACGCAGACCTTGATGGTAGAAGTTTTGATGCGTTTGTTTCTGAAATGAGTTCATTAGCAATGGTATATGGAAACGTATGGGTTGTCATTGATAAACCTAATGTGCAAGTTGGCACAAGAGCTGAAGAATTACAACAAGACATTAGACCGTATGTTTCAATGTTTACACCAGACAATGTTTTAGACTGGGCATACACAAGACGACAAAACGGTTTATATGAATTAACATATCTAAAAGTAAAAGAAGAGATAGTAGAAGACAAACAATACATTAGAGAATACACACCAGACGAAGTTAATGTATATAGAATTGATGGTAATGAAAAAACAGGCGAATTATATACTAGCACACCTAACTACTATGGCAAAATTCCTGCAGTTCCTATCTACGCACAAAGATCAAATATAAGAGGCGTAGGTGTTAGTGCTGTTGGCGACATAGCAGACATACAAAGAGAATTGTATGAGATGGGTTCTGAAATAGAACAAATTATTAGATTAACAAACCATCCGTCACTTGTAAAATCTGTAGACACAGAAGCTACAGCTGGTGCTGGATCAATAATTCAAATGCCAGCAAATTTAGATGGAAATTTAAAACCTTACTTGTTACAACCTAACGGTGCATCGATTGAAAGTGTATTAAGTGCTATAAGAACTAAAGTAGATTCAATAGATAGAATGGCATCCTTAGGTGGAATTAGAAGCATAGAGAGTCGTAGACTTTCAGGCATTGGATTACAAACAGAATTCCAAATGCTTAACGCGAAGCTGGCAGACTTTGCCTCAAACTTAGAACTTGCAGAAGAAAAAATATGGAGATGCTGGGCTATGTATCAAGGCATGGCATTTGACGGTGAAATTATATATCCACGTTCATTCTCAATCCAAGATAAAGCAAATGATATTGCTATGTTAAAAATGGCCAAAGAAGCAAACATTACTGATGAAAAAATAAATGCTGAGATTGATAAAAGGATATTTGAAACTATATCTGAAGGGTTTATTGAAGACATTGGTGAATAATGGGCCAGTTTATTCCAGATAGGGATTTTATAAGTGAAATTCCAACAGAAAAAAGAATAAGAGATGTCCTTGAAGACTATAATAAAAACGTTTGGAAGTTTGAAGTTAAAGATTCTAAAGCGGCTGGTGTAAGAGCTAGAAATAACTTATTAGAATTTTATCAACTTTGTAAAATAAGAAGAAAAGAAATTTTAGAACGAAAAAAGAAGATAGTGTATTAAGGAGAAACATTATGAAAATTAAAGACTTTAAAGTAGGGTGGAAACTAAACTGGAACAATATCGTTTACCTAGTAATAGGTTGGGGACTTGCGGCAGTTTTTTACCATTGGGTGATATAATATGCCTAAAGGAAAAGGAACATACGGAACTAAGAAGGGCCGTCCACCAGTAAAGAAGAAAAAGAAAAAAGGTTATAAGAAGAAGTAGTGTGTGGAATAGTAGGAATTACTTCTAATGACGACACCTTTGTATCTGAATATCTAAAAATAATAAAACATAGAGGACCAGATGGACAAGGTATCTGGAGTGATGGACAGATTACCTTAGGTCATAATCTATTAGCAATTACAGATAAACCCCATTTATCTAAACAACCATATATTACCCCCAAAGAAAATATTTTAATTTATAATGGAGAAATCTTTAACTATTATGAATTATTAAAAAAATATTATAATTTTATTCCTAAAACAGATTGTGATACTGAATTGCTGGCTTGGGGCCTTGACAATTTAGGTATTGCTTTCTTAAATGAAATAGACTCGATGCATTCACTTGCATACTATGATAAAGAATATAAAAAATTATATTTGTCAATAGACCATGCAGGAATAAAACCTTTATACTATGCACAAATAAAAGAAGGGTTAGTGTTTGGCAGTGAAGTAAAAGGATTAATAGATAAAGTTCCTAATAGTAATAAAATAGATCCAATGGCAATGTCTTGTTTTTCTTTGTCAGGATTAAATGTAACTAGTCATTCTTTCTTTAGTGGAATTAAAAAAGTAATGTCTGGAGAAACATTATGTTATAATTTACACCATAACACATTAAAACAAGTAAAAAGAATTCTTCCACGAGCAACATCAGATTATAAATTTGATCCTTTTGAATTTAGACACATGATGAATAAAACTGTAAAAATGTGTAGTATAGGAAAAAGAGAAATAGGTGTATTTTTATCTGGGGGCTTAGACTCAAGTGCAATAGCATACGAACTAAACAAAATTAAAGGCTCTGCAAGAACATTTACAAACATGATTCATCCAATGCCTAAAATAACTCATGAGGATTTTAATAGTGATCATGATTGTGCATTAGAGTTAGCATTAAGAGACAAGTTTAATCATGAAGTAATAAAAATAACTCCTGACATTTACGTTAATAACTGGGACAATGCAGTTTATTATATGGAAGAGCCTGTATATAATCTAAGTTTGCCAATGTATAATTACACAAATAAATTTTTATCTGAAAAGGGTATTGTAGTAACTATGGCTGGTGATTTAGGTGACGAAGTATTAGGAGGATATCCCAAATACTATAAACTAGGAAAACAATTTGGCAATGCTAAACAAGACTGGAGACAAATAGTTAAACAATGGATGTTTAGATTAAGTGCTCCTTTAAAACTTCCTAAGATGGAATATTCATATGATGATGTTATAGATGAATTAATAAAAACAACATTTCCTGAAAGTTTGCAAGTAGAAACGGATAATGTTGCTTCATATATGATGTTAGATATTGTTGGACAATGTCCTGAAGAATTTTTTAGAAGAAATGATCGTTATGGTATGCAATATTCTATGGAAGGGCGATTTCCTCTAGCAACAAAAATGTTTATTAACTATGCTATGTCTATTCATACTAAAGATAAAATAGGTGCAACTGAAGCCGATACAAAACTATTACCTAAGATTGCTTATAAAGGATTACTAACAGATAATATTATTAATAAGAAAAAAACAGGATGGACTGCTCCTATTAGAGAATGGCAACAACAAAATTTAGATAACAATGTCTTTGAAACAATGTATGAAAACAATTTAAAATCAACAGAACATAAAATTGAAGGCTTAAGACGTCATAACAAAGGAAAAACTCCTGCCCTAGCTTGTAATGATTGGGCAAGACAATATCAAATGACTTTATAGTAGTCTTAATGCCGTTAAATTAACGGTTTATGCTCATTTAGTATAAATAACATTACATACTGCTATTAGAGGGCAGGTGGTAGAACTCAACCAATAACAAAGAGGTAGATAAATGGACGCAGAGAACACAGCGGTTAAACAACCTGAGCAAACTGATGCTCAACCAGAAATAGGTGAAAAGCAGGTAGATACACAAGTATCTGAGAAACAAGATAACACACACTCGCAAGAAGACGTAAATCGTATTGTTGCAGATAGAGTGGCAAGAGAAAAGTTAAAGTTTGAAAAGAAATATTCAGGCGTTGACTTAGATCTTTACAAAGAGTTAGTAGAAGAAAAAGAAACGCAACGTCAAACAGATTTGAAAAAGCGTGGGCAGTTCGAAGAAATGTTGAAAGAGCAGGCGGAGAAATTCAATGGCAAAATTCAACAGTATGAAAGCGAACTTACTTCTATTAAAGTAGACGGTGCACTTCTTAATGAAGCTAGTGGCCAGAAAGCAATTAACCCACAGCAAGTGGTTCAATTGTTAAAAGGTCAACTTAAACTTAATGAAGGTGGCACAGTTGATGTAACAGATCAAAATGGACAAGTTAGATATGATGAAAGTGGTAACCCACTAAAAGTGTCTAAGTTGGTAAATGAGTTTCTCACAGCAAACCCACACTTTGTTACAGCAGGACCAAGTGGTTCTGGAACTGGACAAGGAATAGGCAAGCAAGATAACTTGGTTGACAACGATGTATCAAAACTTGATATGAGTAATGCAGAACATCGTAAGCAATATGCAAAAGTAATGCGAGCGAAAGGCATACACATTTAAGTTTACTGATACTTGCTTATAACAGCTAAAGGAGACTGAAAATGGCAAATGAAGTAGAAGCGGCGGTAATATCCGAGCTTTATAGTGACATAGTTCAGGCGGCTCAATTCACACTTTCTGAAGGAACTGTGATTCGACCTCTTGTAAGAAACTATGATAATACCGGAACTCCGGGCCTAGTGGCACAAGTTCCAATTTACCCAGCAATCGCGGCGGCGGCATTAGTAGACGGCGACGATATCTCGACAGCAACAGCATTCAACACCACTGAGAAAACAATCACAGCGGCTGAAGTTGGTGCTATGGTAACATTAACTGATTTAGCAGACGTAAGTGCAAGTCAAGATGTTGCAAGTGCGATCGGACGTCAGTTAGGTGACGCAATGGCGAAAAAAGTAGACGATGATTTAGCGGCTCTTTTCTCAGGATTTTCAAATTCTGTAGGATCAGGCGCGGCAGAAGTTAGCGTTGACTTATTTTTCTCAGCGGCGGCTACATTAAGAAACAACAATGCACCAGGACCATATTATGCGGTAGTTCATCCTTACCAAGCATTCAAACTAAAAAGTTTGTTAGCAGGTAACGGTAACACACCAATGAATAATACGGACCTTGCAAACGAAGCCCTAAGAACAGGATACGTTGGAACAGTTGCAGGAATGCAAATTTTCGAATCATCTTGTGTAACAGGTGACTCAGCAGGTGCTTATGTTGGAGCGGCTTTCTCAAGAGATGCTTTAGGTATCATGTGGAAGTGGAATGCGAAAATTGAACAACAACGTGACGCAAGTTTAAGAGCTACAGAAATTGTAGGATCTTGTGCTTATGGTGTTGGTGAAATTATCGACGGCTACGGTGTAGGTATTATGGGTGATGCAAACCTATAAGGTTAGTATAACTTAAAATTGATTTAGTGGTCAATTTATAATTAAGGGCGGTTCTTTCGCATAGGGATCGCCCTTTTTTTATCTACTACTCCGTTTTCCGGTAAATGAAGCTGGTATTACACCAATACGATAAATAATACTATAAACAAAACTTGGTCGGAGAAGGACTTCGAGCAATTAAAAAGGACAGTATCCTAATATGCCAACACTAGCAACGATATCAGACATTCAAGAATATGAACCAGACATTCAAGATTTTGGTATTCCTGAATTTTCTTCAGAAATAACTAAAGCACAGAATGACGTATTTCGCGACCTGCGTATACGATGGTGGCCTACTTATATGATTGGTAAGTATGATATCACAAGATTAACAACAAATGCAAGTGAACCAGATGATGACTTATACACAGCAAGTCAGCTAACTCGAGCCACGTGTTATAATGCACTTGGTTTCCATATCTACCCTAAACTGGCTAAATTTGAGCCAGATCAAGATTTGTTTGAAAGAAAAATGGAATTTTACAGACAAGAATACGAGAGAGAATTAGACCTTGTATTAAGAGATGGTGTAGAGTATGATGCAGATAGTTCTGGAACAGTTGACAACTCCGAAAGAGAACCTACGCATTACCTACGCCTTAAAAGGTAAGGTAAATGTCGAATAGAGAATCTATAACAACAAACATTATTGATGTCTTGAAGGATGTGAGTCCTCCACGCCCAGTATTTGTGACACGAGAACCATTCGATGTTGACAAACTAGCAATGACACAATTCCCTGCCTTATTAGTAACTTCAGGAAACGAATCAAGAGAAGATCAAGCCATGGGCGGTTATAGACGTGGCATTATTGAAATTAATATTAGAGGTTTTGTGCGTTCAGATGGCAGGAAAGGGTCTGTTCAATCTGTAGACGAAAAAAGAAATAATTTAATTGAACGCATAGAAGAAGCATTGAACACTACTCGGAATAGAGAATTGGCTACTGCCAGAGCGGCTACAACTCACGTAACTTCGGTTGAAATAGTTGAGAGAACTCCGCCCTTAGGCGAGTTTTCGATGGTTGCAGAAGTGCATTATTCATTTAGCAAAGGAGTAGTATAATGGGTGTAACAAAATATACACAAATGATAGATAACAACGGTCAGCAAGTTAGTATACAACCTGATCGTGTAGAACGATTTCTTGGTGAGGGTTGGACCATCGTTGGTCAAGAACAACCTAAACCAGAAAAAAAGTCACGGAAACGCAAAAGCAAAAAAGATAAAATCAGTGCAGATGCCCAAGTGACTTCAACAACATCGGAGGATGAAGTAAAATTATCAGGCGAAGAAACAGTTAGTGCTGAGGACGAAAAGCCTTGCATTAGTTGTGATGAACCTGATCATTCTTATAATGAATGTTCGGAAGACAACTGGACATTTTCTGACGATGATTTAGCTAAAAAGGAGAACTAAAATGGCTACATTTACCGGAGAAAACGGAAAAGTCGATATTACTAGCTCAGACTCAGCTGGTGTTATCACCGTTGCCGAAGTTCGTTCCTGGACTGTTGAACATTCAAAAGATGTGATTGAAGATACAGTTATGGGCGATGCGGCAAGAACATACCAAAGTGGACTACATCAGTTCACAGGATCAATGGAAGTAGTATATGATTCAACTCATTCTACTGCAACAAACGCCTTTGATCCAGCACAAGATGGAGCTCTATCAATAGAGTTTTATCCAGATGGTTCAACAGGACAGAAGTTTACAGGTTCTGTTATTACTACATCCGTATCAAGAACAGCATCGTATGATGACCTTGTTACGGCAACTGTTAACTTCCAAGGAACTGGCGCACTAGCTATCGGTTCGGCGTAATTGTGTTAACGATTAGGATACTAGGATCCCGTAAGGTGATGAGGAGTCTTGAAAGAGAAAAAGATTCTTTCATTACCAGGGTGGCAAATGATATTTTAGGAGTTGCTCGTGGAAAAACTCCTATAGATAAAGGACAGGCAAGACGTGGTTGGCGCCTAGACTCACGCTTCAAGATGAAGAGTGTTGTCAATCGTGTTCCCTATATTGTCCATTTAGAAGAAGGCCACTCAAAACAAGCACCTAATGGTATAATAGGGCCTACCGTTAGGGAGATATCAACAAGGAGATATAAACTATGACCGTAATGAATAACATTACAGGCCACTTCAAAGAAAGACTAGCAGGTGGCTTAAAAAAGATAACTGTTCCCGAATGGAAAACAGATATCTATTATAAGGGTGCGTATCCATTTGTTGTTGAAAGTAAAATTATTGCTTTACAACAACAAAATAAAACAGTAGAAGCACTAGTGGAAAGTCTTATTCTAAAAGCAATGGATCCAGATGGAAAACCAATGTTTACTAGAATGGACAAAAGCACTTTAATGAATGAAGCAGACCCAAGTATATTACTAAAGGTTTGTGCAGAGTTAAACAATGCAACTACTGAATACGAGGAACTCGCAAAAAACTAAAGGAGGACACTGAACTCCAGCTAATGTTTCGAATTGCTGAGACATTGCACAAAAGCATTGAAGAAGTAATGCAACTCAGTGTCCTAGAAATCAGGATGTGGTATGAGTGGTTTAAACTACAACATGATAAAAGCAAGGAGACTATAAAA